TGCCTGTTTCCATAACAGACTTCATTTGCATCACAACAAGTTCCAACATTCTTCTCATAACAAAAATGTTTTCTCTCTGTTCTGAATTTTGTAGATCACTATTTAACCATTCTATATTTAGGTCGGATCGAATTTTGTTTACTGCTTCTATAAATAAAGGGTGTTCTAAAACTTGTTTTGCTTCTTGGCTTCTTTTTTGTTCGTTATTTGCCACGAGTATATCCCATTCCTGTAAATTCTTGAGAATTTATTTTTTTCTTTGGTGATGTAAATGTTCTTCTAGCTTCAAACATTTTTTCACTAGCACTTTTTTCTCTATTAGGATCTGGTGGAGAGTAAGAAACTATATTGGATGCACCAAAGTTAGACTGAAATGGACTTGATGATCTACCTTCAAATTTTATTGTTCCCATATCATCAGCTTTGTCACCTCTGCTTTGTTTCATGAAGATTGGATTTCCAGAAGCATCAACAGCATAAGGACTATCTGCTTGAGCATCCAAGTTTAATCCTTGTTGTCTTGCTAAATCTTGTTCAAATGCTTGGTTAGCTTGAACTAAGTTTAAATTACCACCTTTAGCAAAACTATAACCACCATCTTCTCTTTGATTTATAACTCCAGCATCAGCTAATCTTTTAGCATCTAAGTAAACACCTAATTGACCAAAGGGCGTAAATCTTTTGAAAAAACCACTTATGCCATCACCATATAAATCTAGTTTTTTATTAGGATCATTAGGATCAAAATAAGATTGAACATCATCAGCAGTGCTACCACCTAAACCTAAATTCATAAAAGCATTTTGTTCTGGACTAAAGACACTTCCTACACCTTGATAGGGTGGAGGTGTTGTTTCATTATCGTTATCACCATTAGTTTGTTCTGGTGCTACTTCAGCTATAACACAGGCTTGTAGAACTGGATCGTAAACTCTGCCCTCTCCAGGATATAGTTCCTCACAATTAGGAACTGTGGGATCTGGTGTGGGTTGGGCCGCTGGTGGGATATAAGGAGTACTGTCAACTAAATAGGGGTTAGTTGATGGACTAGGAAAAGGAGGAAACCCACCAGACGAGTTGTTGAGGTAATTGTTTATAATTCCTTGTGCTTGAGTTGATTGAAAAAATGGTGATGTAAATGCCATTAGTTAATTCCTTGTTGTATAATTTTTGTTGCTAGTTTTTCTTTTTCTAATTCTCTTGCATCAGACTCTTTAACAACTTGTGTTGCTAGTTTTTGCTGTTCGATATTTAACTTTTCAAGTTTATGCTGTTCATCCACTTGTTGTTTTCTTGCTTTTAGTTGTAAGTCTGCTTGATCTTTTGCTCTTAGTCTTTGTTGTTCTGCTTGAGCTAATTGAATTGTAGGATCTGCTTGTGGTTGTTTTGGTGGAGGAGGAGGCATTGTAGCTGGGTTGTTAAAGAACTGACTTGCATCTTTGTAACCAGCATTTTCTAAATACTTTTCTAAGGTATTATATATCTTTTGAGGATCTACGATACCCATACCACCAGCACCAATTAGTTTTTCTTGCACTGCTAAAACACGACCTAAGACTTCTAGTCTTTGATCTTGTGAGCCTGTACCAAGTCCAACTTGCACTGTTGCATTATACCTATCAACCCACTCTCTAGGGTTCATTGGTACAAATCTATTTCTTAATTTAATAATTCTTTCTTGATCTTGATACTTACATACTAAAGTTAAGATACCTTGAAACATTCTCTTCACACCTTCACTAAAGTTACGAGCATATAGCTCTATTCTTTGTGTCGATGCGTTCATCATCACATTAGCACTGGTTGCTGTCGTGTGAGATTTATTGATAGCTTCACTATCTAATCCCATTTGAACTTTAGATACACCTGATCTGCCTTCTCTAACTTGATCTATCTTGTCGATCATGGCTAGACCTTCTCTCATAAAGTTAGGCGCTGCCATTGGTGAAACTGCGCCAGGTGATTTAACTCTAACAATACCACCAGCTCTAGATGTTAGAAGATCATCTATGTTTGCTTGGCCATCTACAACAACTGTTCTTGCGTTGTTTTGTAAGTAGGCATTATTTAAAGTTTGTCTTAAAAGGGTGGTCTTAATCTCTTGTACATCGCCTATTAAATCATAAATGGATAATCCATAGAAGCGATGAGGCATAGGGATAGCAGTAACAGTAGCAAAAGGTATCTGTTCAATGGGTTCATTTTCTAATATGTGGTATGCGTTAGGGCCTGAACCACCAACTACAATGTGTCTAAGTTCAGCTATTCCATCATTGTCGTAATCGCATTTCATGTAGCAATCGACAATCGAAACTCTGGTTAATAAAGGATCTATATTTTGGTATTCTTGAGGCATGGTCTCATCATCATAAGACCTTCTAGTAACTGCCTCGGTGTTATAGATTTCTTCATCTGCAACCGGTAAATCATTAACAATCTTTTTGTCAAAACCCATGCTAATAAGTTCTGATCTTGTTTTGAAAACTCTTTGAGCTATAAAATTACAATCATCGAGGCTGTTAGCTGTTTTACTAATAAGCATACTCTCTGGTGGCACACTTTCTACAACCACACGACCATAATCCTTCACTCTTTTAACAGTTACATTAAAAGTAGCTTCCATAATGTCTGCATTTTCGACATCTAATTCTGTGTTATTATCTTCTACTTCAACTATTTCAACTTCATCATCAGCTAATAATGCCTGGTACTCAGCTATGGATAAATTTTCATAAGACTCTTGTTTTTGTTCTTTGTCATTCTTCCAATAATATTTTACAAAACCATTTTTAGAGATTAAGGCATCTTTGAACATGGTGTGAAGAATAGAATAACCATTGTTATCTTTCATAAACACATGATTGATATAATCTGATGCTTGATCTGCATAAGCTACATCTTCTGGGCCTGTAGGCTCAAATCTTACGATGCTTTCACCTTGCGTAAAGATACGCATCATGGAAGGTAAGATGCTTTCTACTACTTCTAATACATCTTGAGACCTTACTTGACTTTGACCTTCTACTTCATTGCCTAGGGGTTCACCTAAATAGAATTTAAGGGCATTCTTTCTTTGTTCTGAAAGCTCACCACCATAAAAACCCATAGAGTTTGTGATCTCTTGACCTATAAGTGATTTTAATCTGTCTTTTGTTAATTTCATACTATTCCTAATCGTGGATATTCAATCTTTGCTGACCAATTTTTTGTTTCTTGTAATCCTGTGCATACATATCGAAATGAGTCTGCTGCATGAGAAGTCCAGTCGTGTAAAGGTCTGTTCTTTGTTTCACCTTTATCGCTGACAGCCCATCGATATTGTCTTAATGCGTCTAGTCCATCTTTGGTTTTTTCATAATCAAACCAACATCTGCCTAATGTCATTCTGGTTGCGTTAATACCATCTTCAATAGACATTTTGGGTACAATGCTCGTCACTAATCCTAGTGATTGAGCTATTTCTAATCTTGATTTACCAGTTCCAATCTCTCGAACATTGGCATCGTGAGGAAGGTAGTGGGTATCATACACATAACCTCTCTCATCGAGGACTGATGCGTAATACTCTAGCGACTCACCACTATCTTCAAAGTAATCTATAAGGTGAATTGCAGAGCCTTTTTGCTGAACAAACCATATAGCAGTTTTATCTCGCATACCTAGATCCCAGTAAGTATCTACTTTGACAGTAGAGTCATAAGGAACTTTAGTGACACGACCTTCATTATCTGCTTTGGATAATGACTGTGAATAAATAGAACCTATGGCAGAGCTTTCAAAACTACATTCATATTCTGCCTCGTATATCTCAGGAGGCATCATTGACTTAGCTGCTGCTAGTTCTTCTTTATCGACTATCTCTGTTTCACTAGCTTTAAAACTTTTTGCGTACCAATTCTCATCTTGAAGTCCATGATTATAGAGTTCAAAGAACGAATTATGTCCAGCCGGAGTTCCAATCGCTACCATAAAGCCTTTACGATCAGATAATGCTGGTCTAATAACTTCAGTCCACATCTTCGGTGGCATTTGTGCTACCTCGTCTAAGACAACACCATCCATATACAATCCTTTAAGGGTTTGTGGTCTCTCACAACCGAGTAATTGTATTCTTCCACCATTAGGAAGATCAGCTCGTAGTTCTGTTTCGTGATATTCCATCTTCGGTAGAACTGATGTGTAATATTTTAAGTAATCCCAGGCTATTCTCTTAGCCATGCTGTAAGTCGGTGCTATATAATAATACCGAGGTCTGGGCAGCTTACATTGTAGGCACTTCTTAATTAGCTCATTAACTGTGAGCACAGTTTTTCCAAATCTGCGATGACAGACCAGGACTGAGAACCTAGCTAGGCTTTTATGTATTTCTTTTTGTAAAGGCCTTGGCTTGTAGGGAATGGTTATTTTCATTGATAACTTTCTACAATCGCTTGACCTATGTAATAGGGTATGTGTGGTACTACTGCGTTTCCAAGGGTTTTAAGTCTGTCCACCCTTTTGGGAATCCCATGAGCCACTCTACCCACTCTGGGTTCAATGTTCCACCATCCAAAGGTTTCCTCACCTCTGGGTGATTGCCTAACATCCTCTGCATCTTGCCTGTCGGTTTCCCACAAGCATCCTCGTTCGCTGTTGGTGTCGGCCACATCTGAACTGCTGCTTTGAGGTTGTGTTGGACTGCCTTCTGAACTCCTTTTCTCTTGATAAGAGTATCGAGGTTCTCCTCTCCATTGACTCTGGGAGTTGGCCACATTCTCACTTTGTCTGCTAGGTTCAGAGAATGACTGTTCTTGCCATCCTTCGTTAATCTTCTCCCAGTTGGAGTTAGTTTCATGTTGGGATGTTCTATCTCTTGTGTCGTTGGAGTTGGCCACATCATCGTTGCTATTTTGCCCTGTTTTTTGAACACATCTTTTCCAATCATGTACTTCGCTTCTTTTCTTGTTATCTCTCCACCCATTACCTTTTTTCTCAACATACGAACATTTCCCTCGTTTGGTCTTTGTATGGCTGTTGGAGTAGGCCACAGTCCAGATGCGTTCTCTTTTGTGGTTTGCACCGATGCTAGAAGCTGAAATACTAAATGTCCTCGTGGAGTAACCTTCACTCGCCAAGTCCTCGAGTACGGAGTCGAGACCGAGTTTAATATGCCCACTAACATTCTCTCCAATAACCCAAGTTGGTCGGAGTTCTTGGATAAGTCTAAAATACTCTGGCCAGAGGTGTCTCGGATCTTGCTCAGCTTTTTGTTTTCCAGCGACTGAGAAGGGCTGACAGGGATATCCTCCTGTAATAATGTCGATTGTTCCAATATCTGTTCCTTTCAACTTGCGTATGTCGTCAAAAATAGGAACATCAGGCCAGTGTTTTTTTAAAACCTTTTGACAATAGGGTTCTATCTCACAGAATGCAGCAGTCTCAAAGTGTCCTGTTGCTTCTAATCCTAGACTAAACCCACCTATACCAGAAAAGAGGTCTAATATTTTTAACTTCACGCATTATCTTTCTGATCCCCTTTGTAAATATCTTGTATTCTTGAAACTGTGCTATCTCTGACAAGTCCACGACCTGAATTTTGTTTTATTGGTGTCTTTTCATTCATGTGTTTGACCATAAGGGCAAAGACATCAACTTTTTTTGTGTT